TCACCAACACGGTCATTGAGTCTGGCGACATTCTGATAATGAACCACATCAGCGCAGGCACTGCCGGTTCGTACCTGCTCAATGCTCAATCTGCGGCGGGTTCAGCCAGCATTAACGTGCGGAATATCACCGCAGGTTCGTTGAGCGAGGCAATCGTGATTGCCTTTGCAGTTATCAAAGCGGTAACGGCGTAATTGAAAACGCCCATCCTTGGCGGCAGCTACGTCGCGCGGTCGATCAATGCGGCAGACAACCGCATGGTCAACCTGTTTCCCGAGGCGGTGCCAGAAGGCAGCGGCGGGAAAGAGGCGGGCTTTCTGTTGCGGTGTCCTGGCTTGCGGTTGCTGGCAACTGTTGGTGATGGCCCTATTCGCGGCCTGTGGGTGACCAATGGTGTAGGGTATGTGGTGTCCGGCAGTGAGTTCTACAGCCTGAATACCAGTTGGGTTGCAACCTTGATCGGTTCTGTTTCAGGCACTGGGCCGGTCAGTATGGCTGATAATGGCACCCAGATATTCATCGCCTGCAATCCCGATAGCTACATCTACAACACCTCTACGGCAGTGCTTGCCCAGATTACCGACGTTGACTTCCCCGGCGCTGGATCAGTTGGCTACCTTGACGGGTACTTTGTATTTAACGAGCCAGACTCGCAGAAGTTTTGGGTAACCAGCCTGCTCGACGGAACTTCCGTAGATCCGCTGGACTTTGCCAGCGCGGAAGGTTACCCTGACGATGTAATCGCGCTGATCGTAGACCACCGCGAAATCTTTCTGTTTGGCACTACCAGCGTTGAGGTCTGGTATGACGCGGGAACGCCGGACTTCCCCTTGGCGCGGATTCAAGGCGCGTTCATGGAAGTGGGCTGCGAAGCTGCTTACTCCGTTGCAAAGCTCGACAACAGCGTGTTCTGGCTGGGGTCGGATGCTAGAGGCCGAGGGACTGTCTATCGGGCTAACGGCTACACGCCAGCGCGGGTATCAACCAACGCAGTGGAATATGCTATTCAAAGCTACGGCAGCATTTCTGACGCAATTGGCTACACATACCAGCAAGACGGGCATCCGTTCTATGTGCTGATCTTCCCGTCAGCCGAAGCGACATGGGTATACGACGTGTCTACCCAGTTGTGGCACGAACGTGCTGGGTTTGAAAGCGGGCAATTTACAAGGCACCGTAGCAACTGCCAAACGTCATTCAACGACGAGATTGTGGTTGGGGACTATGAGGATGGACGACTGTACGCATTTGACCTAGATGTCTACGCCGACGATGACCAGATCCAAAAGTGGCTGCGGTCGTGGCGGGCGCTGGCTACGGGGCAGAACAACCTCAAGCGCACCGCGCACCACAGCTTGCAACTGGACGCCGAAACGGGGGTCGGGCTAAACGCCTACCCTGCCTACGATGCCGAAGACCTCGCCACCGAGTCCGGCAACATTATCGTGGCTGAATTTGTGCAGGGTTATTTGATTACGCAAGCCAGCGACCAGCTCGTTACTGAGGCTGGCGACGGTAACGAGCCGCTGGTAACGCAAGTGCAACCCGCCGAAGACTACAACGGCTATGCGCTGGAAACGGAAGCCTACACCGCTGCGCCGGGTTACGATCCGCAAGTCATGCTGCGCTGGTCGGATGACGCGGGGCATACTTGGTCGAACGAACACTGGCGGTCAATGGGCAAGCTCGGGGCGTATGGCACGAGAACTATCTGGCGGCGGTTGGGCATGACCGAGAAGATCCGCGACCGGGTGTATGAAGTGTCGGGGACAGACCCTGTAAAGATCGCCATCATGGGCGCTGAACTGTTTGTTACGCCAACCAATGCCTAACCTCAACATCACCAACATCCCCGCGCCTCGGGTGCCGTTCATTGACGAACGCACCGGCCTGATGGCGCGGGAATGGTATCGGTTCTTTCTTAATCTTTTCGTCCTCACCGGCAGCGGCAACAACCCCATCACGCTTGAGGAGTTGCAGCTTGGGCCACCCAATCAGCCCGACCTGACCGAGTTGTTGATTCAGATCAATCAGAACATTGCCCCGCAATACGAGGATCAATCGGGCGACTTCCTAGCCACGCTTGACACCGCGCAGCTCATGTCGATGATGTCGCGGTTTGAGAACGCTGAAGCCGCCATCCAAGGCGCGTACCTCCAGCCGGTTGTGCAGACCGGCACCATCGCCAACTACAACCTTGACGGTAGCCCAACGGCAGGCGGCATAGCCTACGGCACCGGCCCCGCGCTGGCGGTGAGCGCGGCAGGTACATTGGGCCAGGTGCTGACCAGTGGCGGTGCTGGAGCGCCAACATGGGCGACTGATGGGGGCGGCACCGTCACCAGTGTGGCTGCGCTAACCCTCGGCACCACCGGCACCGACCTTTCCAGCACTGTGGCAAACCCAACTACAACGCCGGTCATTACACTGCAAGTTCCAACCGCGTCTGCGGCTAATCGCGGGGCTTTGAGCGCCGCCGATTGGACGACCTTTAACAACAAAGGCTCAGGCACCGTGACCAGTGTGACCGGCACTGCGCCAGTAGTCAGCTCGGGCGGCACTACGCCAGCGATCTCGATGGCGGCTGCAACAACGAGCGTTAATGGCTACCTGACCAGCACCGACTGGAATACGTTTAACGGCAAGGGCAGCGGGTCGGTCACCAGTGTCGCGCAGTCTTTTACTGGTGGCTTGATATCGGTTGCGGGTTCACCGATCACCAGCTCTGGCACGTTGGCACTGACGGTGGCTGGCACCAGCGGCGGCATCCCCTACTTCTCCAGCACGTCCACCTGGGCATCCTCGGCAGCACTTGCGGCTGGCTCGTTGGTTCTCGGCGGTGGGGCTGGCGTGACTCCAGCCACCACCACAACTGGAACGGGCGTTGTCACTGCGCTCGGGGTCAATACCGGAACGGCAGGCGCGTTTGTGGTCAACGGTGGGGCGCTTGGCACACCCTCCAGCGGCACGGTCACCAACCTGACCGGCACTGCCAGCATTAATACCAACGGGGCGCATAACGGGACAGTTGGCGCTACAACTGCTAATACCGGAGCGTTCACCACAGGAACATTTAGCTCAACCCTCAGTGCTACAGGCACGATTTTGGGCAATGCCGGGATCAGAACTAATGGTGTTGCATCGACTGATCTGGCAGCGTCGATTCAACTGCTGTACGAGTCTAGTTACGGGGTTACAAAAGTTCAAGGCCCAAATGCGGGTACGGTTGGAGCGTGGAGGCTTGCGCTTAGTGCATCTGACAACAGTGGACTTATTTATCCAATCAGCGCTGCGACAAGCGGGGTATCACTTACTAAAGGTCTCCTTGTTAATGCTTCAGGAGCAGTCTTCAACCTCATAGACATTACAGATACGGTTGATGCGTCTGGCGCAACCTTTGTTCAGTTCAGGAATTCTGCTGGTAGCAACATTGGTAATATAAATCGAGTTGGGGTTACAAGTGCTGTTGTCTACAACACCACATCAGACTACCGCTTAAAGAACAATCAAGCCCCCCTTACGGGTTCTGGTGCGTTCATTGATGCTCTCCAGCCTAAAACGTGGGAGTGGACAGAATCTGGTATTAAAGCCGCAGGTTTTATTGCACACGAATTTGCCGAAGTATCACCGTCCTCTGTGTCCGGTGAAAAAGATGGAACTGAGGAAGAAGAGTACGAAGTATCGCCAGCAATTGACGCAACCATTGATGAAGATGGCAACGAGCTAACGCCGGCAGTTGCAGCAGTAAAAGCCACCCGCACTGTTCCTTTGTATCAAGGTATGCAAGCCTCCTCATCGGAAGTTATTGCAAACCTCGTTGCGGAAATTCAACTGCTTCGTAAACGCGTAGCAGCACTAGAAGCTGTTTAACATCTTAAAAGAGATCAGTTATGGCCCTGACCAAAGTAACGTACTCCATGATCGACTCGGCCCCGTACAACGTCAAAGATTACGGCGCTACGGGTGACGGGGCAACAGACGACACGGCTGCTATACAAGCCGCCATAAATGCAGCTGCGAGTAATGGCCCAGTGTGGATTCCCGAGGGAACCTACATGGTGAATGCCCACACGATTCAGTCGGGGCAAGTAAAGGCTGGCGTGTATGTCCCAAGCAACTCACGCATCGTGATGGACACCAATGCCACGCTAAAAGCCATTGCAAATTCGGAAGATCTTTACAACGTGCTTTTGGTCTACAACGTATCCAACGTGACCATCGAGAATGGAACATTGCAGGGTGATCGCGCTACGCATCCGATTACTGCCAACTTTAACGGTATCGGTCTGCGTATTCAAGGCGCAACCGACGTGAATGTTTACGGCCTAACCAGCAAGGACATGTACACCGACGGGTTTGCGGTTGTCTACGATGACTTGAATTCACCCTATCCAGAGTGCGAAAACATCAACTTTTTTAATTGCACTGCGGATAACAACTACCGCAACGGCGCGTCGATTATCGGGTGCATTGGCGGGTCTATTATTGGTGGTCGGTACGTCAACTCCAACGGCACAGCGCCTCAAGATGGAATTGATATCGAGCCAAACCCAAACAATGGCTCGGGTGGCCCATCCACAGTAAGTAACTTTGTCGTTCGGGATGTTCGCGCCTTTGGGAACGCTGCCTCTGGCATCGAGGTCTATGGCGCTGGCACTGTTGAATATGTCGATGTGGTTGGGAACCAGTGCTACTCAAACACCACAAATGGCATTAGTTACAGAAACGCCACGCTAGGGTCTGTTGACGGGAACACCGTCTATAGCAATACAACGCAGGGCATAAACATAACCTCGACGACACAATCAACTGTTAACAACAACATCGTCTATTTGAACGGCGATAACGGTATTGTTGTCCAGAACCCAAACAACCAAGGAACTGAAGGCTTGGTGATTGATGGAAACATTGTGTCGTATAACGGGTTGGGCATTCTGATTACAGGTTTAATCTATTCGGTATCAAATTGTGTTGTCAGCAATAACTATGTTTTGGCGTCTAACGCAGACGGGATAAACATCAACTACGCGACGAACATCCGCGTAGATAGCAACGTCGTTGCAAATAGCAGTCAAACAACCGACGCAGTATCCAACAACATTGCCGTAAATAACTCTACCTACGTCAACGTCACCAACAACACTATTAGGCATGGCGGCGGGGCAAAACAACCGGCGTATGGTGTGCTGGTTGCCGCATCAAACACCGGGTGTTTCGTACTGAACAATGACCTCACAACTTCAGGACGAACTGCCAGTTTAAGCATCCTCGCTACTGACACCGTGGTGTACGGGCCAAAACAAAACAGCGCAGCGGCAGCGTTTCAAGTCATATCAACCACACAGGGACTTGGCGCACCAGCAATGACCACGACGCAGAAGAACGCAATTGGGTCGCCAATAGCCGGTTTGATTGTGTTGGACACCACGCTGTCTAAACTTTGCATCTACACTGGCGCTGCGTGGCAGACTGTCACCTCTACCTAATAAGGAACTTGCAATGAGTAACGTAAATCTTTCCGCATTTGGTGGCGTTGGCTGGCAGTTCTTTGACAACAACGGGAGTCCTTTGTCTGGCGGGCTAATCTACACCTACGCCGCCGGGACGACCACGCCGCAAGCAACTTACACGACCAGCGCGGGTACGGTAGCTCACACCAATCCGATTGTGCTGAACTCGGCAGGTCGGGTGCCTGGGGGGCAGATCTGGTTGCTGTTTGCCAGCTACAAGTTTGTCCTGCAAACCTCGGCAGCGGTGTTGATTGCTACCTACGACAACATCACCAGCGGTGGTGGTGGTGTACCTGTTATTTCAAACTTTACCGGCGATGGCGCCACGGTTAGTTTTAACTTGGGCAACGCAACCAACGAAAACACTACAAACGTCTACATCAACGGCGTTTACCAGCAAAAGAATACCTACTCGCTTAGCGGGTCAAATCTGGTGTTTTCCACGGCGCCGCCGACAACATCTTCAATTGAAGTCAGCTTTACTTAACCGGAGCCAACCATGACCGTCACCGTAAAAGTGCTGATTCCGGCCAAGACCGCTGAGAACAGTCAGACCACGCAATACACCGCGACCAACGTCACCACGATCATCGACAAGTTCACGGCGACCAACTTCAGCGCAACGGCGGCAACGCTCAGTGTGAATCTGGTTACGGCAGCAGACACGGCTGGCAATCAGAACCTGATTACCAAGACCAAGACGATTGCCGCCAGCGAGGTCTACACGTTCCCCGAGATTGTGGGCCAGGTGCTGATGGCGAGCGGGTTTATCTCGACCATCGCTGGAACGGCCACGGCCATTAACATTCGGGCCAGCGGGCGGGAAGTGTCGTGAGTTTCATAACCCCCGAGGTTACGCATCACTTTGGCGGTGGAATCTACGCCAAGGAAACGATCATCTCGGAGGGGAAATGGTTGGTTCAGCACGCGCACAAGTTTGACCACTTGTCGATCTTGGCGCAGGGATCTGTTGAGCTGATAACGGATGCGGGCACCGAGGTCATTAAGGCGCCCGCGTGCATTACGATCAAGGCCGGCCAGCACCACGGCGTGCGGTCTTTGACCGATGTGGTGTGGTTTTGCATCCACGCCACGGACTGTACAGATGAAGATATGATAGATACCGTAATCATTGCACCCGCTGTCGCGCATCAAGTAAGAACTATCGCGCAGACGCTGCGTAAGGAGAACTGATATGCCTTGGATAATTGGTGGGTCCATGCTTCTTGGGGGCTACCTTGCCTCAGAATCCTCGTCTGACGCCGCCGAGACTGCCGCCCGCGCATCAGGGCAAGCCTCCGACGCTTCTGTTGCCGAACAGCGCCGGCAGTACGACCTTAGCCGCGCCGACCAAGCGCCGTTCCTCACCGCTGGCACGGGCGCAATCAATCGGTTGGCGCCGGGCGTAGGGTACGGTGGCGAGTTTGGCTCCGCTATGCCGTTTGATTTTCAATACAGTGAAGACCCCGGCGCGGGGTTTCGCCTAGCTGAAGGTGTAAAGGCGATTGACCGAAGCGCCGCCGCTCGAGGGGGACTCTTGTCTGGGGCGACGTTGAAAGGCGTGCAGCGTTACGGGCAGGATTTGGGTAGCCAAGAGTACGGCAATGCTTTTAACCGGTATGTAACCCGTTTTAACGCTCAAACGGGTGAGCGTAACCAACTCTACAATCGGTTAGCCGGTGTTGCTGGAACGGGTCAAACGGCAACTAATCAGATCGGCGCGCAAGGCGCAAACATGGCAGGTAACATTGGCAACGCCTACATGACCAGCGCGGCCAACCAAGGCAACGCAGCGATGGCTGCAGCGGGCCAGCGTCAGTCTGCTTTTGGTGGCACGGCCAACATGCTGGGCCGGATATACGGGCCACAACTTGCAAGGGGCTACGGGTACACGCCGCCAACAGGTTCGTCTATGGGATTTGGTAGCTTTGATGATCCTTACGCAAACATAGGGTAGAACATATCATGGCTGAACTTAATTTTGGACTGCTAAACCCACCTGGCTCGCAAAGCATCGGCAACGCGTTTGTCACCGGCATGGATCAGGCGCAAGAGGCGCGCGCGCGGGATCTGCAAATGCAGCAATCCATGCGGCAGGGCGAAGTCTCGCAGATGCAACTCCAGAAGATGCAGCGCGACGCAACGGGCTTGGCTGAATTTAGCCGCAAAGTGTCAGCTATGGGTGGGCCGTCAGACCCGGTTGAAATAGCAAAAGCCTATCTCGCGCACCCAGACATTGAGATGCAAAAGCTGGGCGCGGGGCTGATGCAAAAAGCGCAGACTGTTGCCGCGTATGAGAAGGCAAACCCACCCGGTGTCAACGCATTGTCCACCGCGCCCGCTATGGCGCCCTCGGCAGGCGCACCAATGGGCGCGGCAGCAGCCCCCGGCACGGCGCCGTCTAACGCATTGGCTGCTACCGGTCAGGCTATGCCCTCCTCGGCTAACGCTTTGGTTGCACCTACTGCCGCAACGCCGATGACGGCCGAAAGACGAATTGCCCAAATACAAACTGAGCTACGACAGCTTGCACCGTATATAGGCCCGAATGGTGCGCCTAACGCAATTCAAAGATCCGCGCTGTTGACAAGAGAACAAGACGAGCTTATGAAGTCGCATACGGTTGCGCCGGGTGGCACGTTAGTTCGGGCGGGCCTGCCCGATTTCAACGCGCCCGCTGCCAAGTCTGAGTTTGAAACGCTGTTGGCTAACTCAAGATTGTCAGCGGCAGAACAGACGGCAGCGCGGCAGGCCAAGGTCGGAAAAGAATCTACAACCTCTTACGAGTATCTGACTACGCTCGACAGGCTTGGAAAAACTACAGACCCAACCGAGCGTGAGTTTTTGAAAGGTAGACTTGTACAATTGTCTACGCACGCGCTGCCTACACAACTTAAAGTCAACACGTTTGTGCCGGCAAGCGAAGAAGCGCAAAAAGAATTTATGAAGGACACACGGGCAACCTACGGCGCGCTTAAACAAAGCCCCGCCATGTTTGCGAACATAGAAGCAGCGAAAAAGTTAATTCCTGCTGCCAGCGTTTTTATGGGGACTGGCGGCGAGGGAATGAAAGCCGCAGCTTCTTTTTTGAATAATAGACTTGGTATGAGCATCAATACGGAAGGCGTCAAAACCGCAGAAGAACTTAGATCTAGACTATTCCAAGGCATATTGGCTAACCTTAAAAAACTGGATTCGCAACCGTCCGAACGTCAGCAAGCGGCGTTGGAGCAAGCATTAGGCAACCTAAACACCGATCCAAATGCGTTGGCAAACGTACTAGACTCTTATGCGGATACTGTCCGTACCAATATTGATATACACAACGCCGAAGTCCAAAGCGCAATATCTCGCGGCGTAAAATTTCCTTACGACCCGATTATAAAAGTGCCGGCTAAAGCGACGGGGCCAGACGTTTATGTTAGAGATGCTGACGGCGTTATTAGGAAACGATAATGGGCAAACCCATATCATTTGAAGGCCGTACAATAGAAGTCCCCGACGACGCTACCGATGCCGAAGTAGCAACGATCTTGTCGTCGTACCCCAAGCAAGGGTTTGAAACGCTTCCTGGTGGAGCGGCCATTGTTCAGCCAAGACAACCTGCGCGCCCATTGCGCGGCCCTACGGGCACTGAGCTTATAACCGACATTGGCGGCGCAACCGCGCTCGGTGCTGGAATGGGGTTGGTAGCGCCAGAAATAATCCAAGGCGTGGGCATGGGCCTTAAGGCAACTGGAGTACCGCAAGCATCAGCCCTTGGTAGCGGTATTGAGTTCTTGGGCCGCACAGCGAGAGCTGCCGGCCCCACAGCGCGTGTAACTTCTGGCGCGTTAAGCGGCGCCGGGGCTGAAACGACGGGTAAGATCGCGGAAGGGCTAGGTGCGGCGCCTGGGGGTTTGGTAGCAGAAGGGGCGCGATTTGTAGGCGGTGGGCTAAGCCCCGAATTTTTACGCGTTGCGGGTACTTTTGCAGCAAACGTATTGTCCAGCTACGCCATGCCCGGTCGGATAGACGCGGTTGCAATGCGAAAGATTGCGGGGCGAATATCTGAGGGGATTACTCGCGCAACAGGACAACCATTAACCGATTACGAGCAAGCGTACGTTGCTAAATTAATCGCTGACGTGCAAGGCAGCAGAAAACCCGGCGAGGCGTTGGGGGCCATAGGCGGGCAAATGAAAGCCGGCGCGGAAGATGTTCTCCAAACGGGGGAGCGTCGGGCAGCGGATATTGTGACCTCGGCAGAAAACAAGACCGCGTTGGATCTTCAGCGCGAAACGCAGATAGCTAACCAACGGTTGGCAGCAACAAACGCGCGCGCTGGCAAGTTACACACTGAAGCCAACGCGGCGTTAAACGAGGCCGAAACCGCTGCGCGGGCAGAACTGGCGGCAGCGAAAACAAGCAACGAACCGCTAGGAACAAGAGTTGAATATTTAACCGCAGGGCAAAACCAATCCACTATCGCAGCTAAACAAACGCGGTTGGAAATTGGTAATGAGCGCCCAGGTGGCAGCACCGAGATAGGCACCCAGTTGCGGGATGTGGCTACCAAACGTGAAGGCGACTTCCGCACTGCGGCGTCAGAACGATACGCTACCACAGCGGCTGACGTGAACAACGAAGTGGCAAAACTGGAAGCTAGCGGGCTAAACGTCGCGTCAACACCCGCGTATAAAAGCCTGGTTACCTACCTTGAAAATCAACTCAAGCCGGGTGTTCGTTCTGCCGATGTAGCTGCGGGGTACAAAAAAATCCTTGACCAGATCACAGTCAAGGTCGAAAAAGGCGCGCCCGCTGTGTCGCCCTCATTTAAAGCTATAGACGACGCCCGACGATTGATGGGCGATTCTTTTCGCGGCGCTCCGGCGGAAGGCTACGCTAGTATTGATGATAAGGCGCGAAAAGACATATACGGTAAGTTGAGCAAGATACAAGAAAACTTTGCTGGGGCTAAGCAAGCACAACTGCTGACTGACTACGCCGATTCGCGTCCAGAACTGGCGGTGTTTGGGTCAAAGGCAGGTCAGCAACTAACGGGTATGGATCGCAGCGCGCTAACCCAGTTCGCCACCGACCCGTTCAAGATGCCGGCATATTTCTTCAAGACCCCAACAGCTTTTCAAAATCTGGTGGAACTTGTAGGCGACAAAGCGTTGGCAACGCAGGCGGGTCTAGACCATATCACCGCTCAGTTGGTTGGCAAAGATACGTCAGCCACCGTGCGTAGCTGGATGACCACTAACCGGGAAATGCTCAACGCGGTGCCCGGGTCAAAAGCCGCCGTAGTTAAGTATGCCAACGCATTGGAATCCGCTGAAAAGTCAAACGCATCGATAGACGCAGTCATAAAACAGTTAACTGCACAACAAACGGGCATCCTCTCAACGGCGAAGTCTAAGGCCACTGCCATTGAAACTGGCGGCGGCGTGAGGCAAAATTTTCTAGCCAAGGAAGCCGATGCGTTAGCTGCCGCTGGCGAAGCGGAAAGCAACGCGCTGGTTAAGAAAGCAGCAACCGAGGCAGAAGCACTAACAACTAAAGCTCAAGATAAAGCAAAAATCGTATCAACAGAAAGCGCCGCCGCCGCAGATAAGATATGGAACCGGGCAAGCGCGTCCCCGCAGTTTAACGCACGCGCTTTGATTGAAACAGGCGATGCCACCCAGTGGGCGCTTGTTGCCCCAATTATCCAGCGTTCCCCCACGGGCAAGCGCGATGTGTACGACGCGCTGCGGGAAACCTTAGCTGATAGGTTGTCTAGCGGAAGCGTAAAAGGGGCTACTCAACGGTTTAATGAAGTCATCAGCCCCGCAATGGTAAAGATGGGGATGCTTGGCGCGGGCGAAGCGCAAGACTTTGCAAAGCAATTAGCCAAAATTGAAGCGCAGCGCATACCTTCCCCCGAAGAATTGGGCCGTTGGAATCGTATGTTTCTTCAAGCCGTTGCCGGGTACTCTAGCTCGCTGGGATCTCGCGGCGCACGCGCCGGGTTTTCCCTTGTGTCTGACATCCCCACCAACGACAATAAGTTGGCGCCTAAACCTGTAGCCGCGCAAAACAGCTTGATCCGATAATGGCAACCACCAACGAGCTGGACGTGCGTCTAACCTCGCACGAGGCTGTTTGCGAGATCCGCTACGACTCTATCAACGCCCGTCTGAAGCGCATCGAGCAGATTGGTATCAGTGTGGCGGGTTTCATAATTGCTCTGTTGCTTCACATCATCTTGAAAGCATGACAAATGAAAAAGCTGCTCTTCCTCGCGTTGCTGCCTTTTAGCGTTGCCGCTGCCGACCTGATGATCTGCAACGGCGAATATGCACTCTGTGCAGCTTCTGGCTCTACACCCACTGGCAAGATGATTACCGTCAAGGGCAAAACGTTTGCCGAGGGCATGGCGGTCTGTCCGGTCTTGAAAGGCCGAAGCGTAGCCAACGGTGCGCTGATGAAGAACTCTTGTGACGCGCCTCCAGGCAAAGTCTGGTCATTGTTCAGCACCGTATCAGAAGCCCCGCAAGCCCCAAGCTGGGCCGTGGCGCCACTGGTTCACCGCACCTTTGTGTTGAGCAAGACAGAGGGCATGAGCAACCAGTGGTCGTTCCTTTGCGACAAGCAAGCCAAGTTGGTGAACGGGGTACAGCTTGCGTCTTGCTATGGCCCGATCAACGAGTCTCCCCTAACTAACGGGCATGTAAAGATGGGATCAACAATTGTTACCGACGCCCCAGCCGGGGTGTTAAATCCTGTAGGTGGCAACTTCTAGGAGGTCAATATGGGCTGGCTCAGAAATCGTTTTGGCGAAGCATCAACACTGGCGGGGCTGGGAGTGTTGTTTGCTGTCGGGATCCCGATGGTGCCGCCGCAGTATCAACTGCTGGTGCAGGGCATCGCGGCAGCTTTGGGTCTTGGCGGCGCTGTTCGGGCTGATCCCGGCAACAGGTGACCCCGCACTTTACCCTTGCGGAGCTAACCGTCACCGACCACCGGACGTTGGACAACACGCCAGATCCGGCGGCGCTGGCAAACCTGCAACGGCTGGCTAAATTTTTGGAGCTGGTCAAAGACCGGCTGGGCGGCAGGCCAATCATGGTCAATTCAGCCTTCCGCAGCAAAGCGGTCAATGATGCCTGTGGGAGCCGCGACACCAGCCAGCACCGCCTTGGCTGCGCGGCTGACATACGAGTGCCAGGTATGACCCCCGACGCGGTGGTGAAGGCTGTGATGGCGTCAGGGCTGGCATACGACCAGATCATCCGAGAGTTTGACGCCTGGACGCATATCAGCATTCCTAACCTGCCGGCGCTCCCACCGCGCAAGATGGCGCTTATAATTGACAAGTCAGGTTCCCGACCTTTTTCTTAGTGCCGTGGTCTTTGCCCCCGTCTAGCGGGGCTTTTTTTTTACCCTTCAACAGAATAACTCCGCGTCGGTGTTTTCCATTCCCTGTTCGGTGCTGGCGTAATCCATGACGGGTCATGCCATACCAAACGGTTGTTGGGGTATGCAATCCACGGCCCTGATTCCAGCGCAATAACGTGATGGTTCTTGTGCTGGTCTGGCACCTCGCTCCAGCCGGTTTTCATCCAATCCACCGTAAAAAGATAGTTGCCCTTGCGGATTTGTTTGTCCCTGCCAAGTGCAGTCACCGCATGGCCTTTGAGAAACGGCAGCGCGACTACCGTAAACTCATACCCGTAGCTGTCCCACCAGCACGATTGCTCAATGGGTAGTGGTTCGCAGGGTTTGCTGCATATCATGTGGATTGGCACTCGCGCCCACTGCGCTCCAGAGTCAAGCATGACCTGGAACATAGGGACACGCGCTGGCTCGGCGCGGAACGCAAACGCAACCGCTGGCGTGAACTCACCGTGGCCTTTTTGCTCGTCAAACAGGAATTCATTTCTGACAAAGCAGGAAAGGTATGGCGTTTCCCCCAACAACATCACAAGCTCCTAGCTATCGCTGCATATGTCATGGTTGCGTAGATTGTTTCCCTTGCCATGCGCCGTATTGCATCCCGGTCTTGTGGGCGTTGTGCGCCTTTGCTCTCGGCCCACGCAGATACCTTATCGAAGTTCTGCGGAAACTGAAGCATGGCAAGTTGTTGCGGCTCCTTGTTCTTCAGTGCTACTTCTTTGGCTCGTCGGGTAGTCTCCACTGCAAGGTTCTTTTCGGTGTTCCAGCAGTCGCTTCGGGCGCACATTGCGCTGGTACGTTTCCCACATTGTTTACATGAAAGTTCCACACATC